AATATGGCCCTGCTGGCGGATGCGGCGCAAGGTCTTGTCGCTGATGTGGAGGCGCTTAGCTGCCTCCATGGGCGTCAATAGGACCGGGCCGCTCATGCCGCGAACCTCAACTGCTTTTCCATCTGGGCCTTCTCGCGGGGAGGTATCCAGAAGGTCGGGGCGAATGGCCGACCTTGAAAGTCCGTCATGGGTGCGCGGCGCTTGTCCCAGACCACCCACATATAGTCGATCTTGCCATGATCGTATGCGTTGTCGCCCAACTGCTCGATGATGTTGCCGGGGGGCATGGAGGGCCGTTCGCACAGGATCCACACGCCGATCGGCGTCTCGTCCGTGAAAAGCCGGTAGCGGCCTTCGCTGGCGAGCCATTTTAGGGGCAGCAGGGCGCAGACCTTGTGCGAGGCGATCGACAGGGCGCGGCGGATGCACTTTTCCGCCAGACCGCGCACAAGGCGGCCATTCTGGAAAGAGAATGGCGGGTTGAAGATGATCGACAGGCCGCCGCCCGCCTCCAGTAGATGGCGCTGGTCGCCGAGCAGGTCATGTTCGCCCATGAACAGCCGGTGCCCGGCGGCGCGGTCGAATAAATCCGTGCCGTAGGCATTGAAGCCGCGTTCGGTCATGGCCTCCGGGATATGCAGCTGGCCGCAGCAGGGATCCAGATAGGTGACGTCCGATTCCAGGGCAATCATGTCGAGCAGGCGATGCGTCACCCATTTTTCCTCAACATACCAATCCCAAGGATGGCGGCTGCTGCCCTTCGGGCGTGAAGTGAGTTCGCCGCTCATGCGATTTCGGCCTCAAACTCGGTATCCGTCGAGTGGATGACCGCTTTGATGCCCATGTCGAGGGAAAGGCCATAACCTTCGACAAATTCGCTGGAATAGGGGCTGAGATCATAGACGCCCCGCGCGCACAGCTGGGCAAGATGCTCGGCGTGCTGCTCGACGGTATCGAATGGGAAGAAGTGCTGACGGAACTCGCCCATGAACTGGCCGTCAAATTTGGTTTCATCGAGCGAAATATCGATGGTCTGGGTGACACTGATGCGGAAGGTTCTCATGCTTCACCGCCTTCGCTCTGGAGCGAGCGCAGGGCGTGCTGGTAGTTCTGGAATCCTGCATTGCGGGCGATGCGCTCCAGTGCATCCGCGTGCTTGATGCCCTGTTCTTTTTTCAGGCGCTTCGCGGCCCGTTTCAGGCCGTCTATCGTGGTGAACTGCGTCATGCAGCGTTCCTTTGCTCGATGGTGGCGGCGCGGAGATCGAGGGCGGGCAGCGCCCAGACATGGACGTAAAGATGCGCCCAGCGCCAAATGAGGTAGAGGTGCCGATAGACGGGCAGATGATCGCGATCGGCGGCCTTATCGAGCGCGCGGCGCGCGGTGGCGACGATGGCAAGCCACCCTTCCCGATCGGTCGGGTTAGGTGGCCGACCAATGCCGGTCAGTTCCTCGCGCTCCAGCGTCGGGATACCCAACTTGCGGGCGATCAGGACGGCCATGATGTGCCATTGTGCCATGTCGGCGTTGCGGGCTTCGGTCAGACGCCAGCGTTTATCGCCGTTGCCCGCCTTGCGGATCTCTTCCGCCCATCCCGACTCCCGGCGCTTGCACTCCGACACGATGGCGTCCCAATGGGCATCCGTCGTGATGGCCCATGGGGCGGCGGTCATGGCTGCACCGCCTTGCGCCCCGCGTCCGTGATGGAATAGGTCGCGTAATAGCCGTCGGGGGTCTTGGCATGGTGAACATAGCCCCAGCGTTCGAGGCGGCGGAGCATGTTGCGGACCTGCGGCATGCACCGGCGGCCAGCCATATAGCCGCAGGCGCGGGCGATCTCCCATGTCATGCCCTGCGCTCTGTCGGCCAACAAACTCAGGGTGGTATGTTCTTGCAGCGACAGCTTGCGCCATTGGTCCGCTTGGGGCGGGTGCATCGTCGTCATGTAATCCGTCATGCGATCATGCTGGGCCTGCGCCACGCTGCTGGCGCAGTCGGGGCAGCGGACGAAGGGGGAGCCGGGACAGTCCATGGCGATCAATGCCCAGCCCTTCGGCACGTCGGCGGTCTGGCTGTTATGCTGACGGCCGCAATCGGCGCAGATGAAGATGACGGCGGACTGAGCGCGGGCGATTTTCTGAAAGGCGGTCAACGGCGTTCTTCCTGAATGGAGGCCACGAAACGGGCGATGATGAAAGGGATGGCGCAGACGACAGCGACCAGAAAAAGCGCGCGGGTCGCGCCCTTTATCGCCAGTTCGAGGCGGCGGCTGCGACGGCCAGCGGTGCCGCAGGAATCGCAGCGGCAACCGATGGCGTGGATGGCGGGCTTGGACCGGCTGCGCATCAGACGATTCCCAGCGCGGTCTTATAGGTTTCGAGGATCGCCTCTATTTCCATCCGGTCGTTGGGGTTCATCTTCCGCAAGGCGATGATGGACTTCATGACCTTGGCGTCGAAGCCGGTGGCTTTCGCCTCCAGATAGACGTCCTTGATGTCGTCGTTGATGCCCTTCTTCTCTTCCTCAAGGCGCTCGACGCGCTCGATCAGCTGGGCCAACTGCTGGGCGGCGGCGTCGGGATTGGCATTGATGGGATCGGGAACGTGCTGCTTTTTCCGGCCTTTGCTGACCGGGGCGGCGGTTGTGGCGGGCACCAACTGATGGGTGAAACCGCCCTTGCCATCGGGGACGGATGCCATGCGCATCGCGGGCGCGGGATTATCTACAGATTGAGCCTGCATGATTGCCTTCCTGATTTAAGCGGAGGGGGTGTTGGTGGGCCGGGCAAAAACCCAGCAGTTGACGGTCTTGCCGGTGCGGGAATTGACCGGCTTGTGAGCGAGGAACTTCCGGGCTTTGCTGTTTTTCAGCAGCCGCTTGAGTTCGTTCATAGGCGGCAGCGACAGGCGCAGATCGCCGCATTTCTGCTCGAACTGCACAAGGTTGATCGCAAAAACCTCGCCGGTGCGGCTGTGGTCGATCGGGGTGACGACAGTGTCGCTCTCTTGCGCCGCGATCCAGTCGAAGCGCTCCCAGAACAGTTCGACATGGGGATGATCATGTTCGACCAGGCGCTGCCTGTCGGTCAGCATTTCCCGGATGAAATCGTGCGTGGCATCAGCCGCGGCTTTCGGGATTTTGTTGACCACGATCTGCATGGCGTCGAACATCGCGGCCAGCTGGGCATGGTTCAGCGCCAAGCGGTTATTGCGGATGCCCGGCTGTTTCAGCATGGCGTCGCGGTGCTGGGCGAAGCGTTCCCGATAGCATTGCAGGATTTCCGCCTCTTTGCGGACGATGTGGACGATGAAGCCTGAGACGTCGTCGCGATCGATGCGGGCGACCTTTTCCGCCGCCTCGCGGGTGTGTTCGCCCCAGCCTGCCTTGTCGATCGTCAGGCCCATGATACGCTCGCGCATCGCTGGGGACGCCTCGACCGGATCATTCTGCACGATGGCAATCGCGCCCCGGAAAGGCGGTTCGAAGGTTTCCATGCCGCCGTTGGCGATGGCGCGGGTGCGGACGGCGCGACCGTTATAGGCGGTTTTCAGTTCGTCCCATTCGAACCGGCGACTGTGCGGTGTTTCCTGATTGCGGTCGCCCTCGATCAGCACCACCGGAAGATTGCCGACCTGCCCCAAGGTGCGGGAGATACCGGCATTGGTGGCCTTGGTCGGGTCGAAGCCTTCATAGTTGCCGACGCGGCCCATCAGCTTCCACAGGAAGGCGATCAGCGTGGATTTGCCGGTGCCGGGAGGGCCGGTCACTTCGAGGAAGCCAAGGGAATCCTGCATGGCGCGGACCTGCTCGGCAAAGAGCGACAGCACCCAAAATGTCAGGACGACATAGCCTTTCGGACCCCACGCCTGAAAGACGGGCTGGAGCCAGTCCAGATCGAGGCGATCCGCGTCATAGCTGATCTTCAACAGTCGATCCGCCGTGCGCAGCTTCACCGCCTTGCGGGAGAAGACGAAATAATCGTCCTCGTTGACTTTCTCGACCTTGCCCTTGCTGACGCCCAGATCGCCCAGCAGATAGGCTTCATGGTCGATCGAATATCCGGTGAACTGGATCGCCTCGACCAAGCGGATGCTGGCCCACTGGCGTTGCATCAGCTTGTCCAGATGGCCGGTCGTGCCGGTCCATTGCGCGCCGTGCGCCACCGATGCGAGCCGCTTCTTGAATTCGGCCCCGGCGGACAGATTGGCACCGGAGAAGGTCGCCTTGACCGTCTCGCGCCGGGGCTGGCCCTTCACGCGGGGGAAATCGACGCGGAGGAAATACGCGCCCTCCTCAATATGGGCGTCCTTCTGGAAATACAGCGTGCGAAAGGTGCAGTTTGCCAGTTCGGTAATGTCGGCGGCTTTGCTGGCCGCCATTTCCCACTGTTCCTGATAGGGCAGCTTTTCGATCGTCGGGTCAGCGCCCCGCAGTTCCTCAAGGATCTTCTCGATCCGTTCCAGAGAGAAGGACGCCCACAGCTGGCGCTGGTTGAAGATCAGGGGGAAAGAAGCCGTCTTAAACTGCTTGTAGATCAGGAACGCCTTTTCGTCGGCGCTGCCCGCGATCGTGACTTCCCCCGCCCACCGATATTTCGCGATGTGATGCGATTGGAGGCGATCGGCTTGGTGCAGGTCGTTCCAATCCCGCTTCTCGCCCTCGCCATCCATCTGGACCTGCGCCGCGCTCGCAACCCAGCCAGCCTTCCGGGCTTCGGCGACATGCGCGATGGTATAGTCGACACCGGCGGCGCCCTGATCATAGGCGAAGATCAGGCGAGGCCCGGCCCCGGCCAAGGGATCATCGCCAATGGCTTTGCGAAGGTCGACCAGAAACTGCTTGGGGAAATTGTTGCAGGACATGGCCGACACCGCGACGATGCCATTCTGCCGCAGGGCGATGGTGTCGAAGATTCCTTCCGCGATCCAGATTTCTTCGGCGCGGGCCAGCGTCTGCGGGGTGTCGCCGGGATAGGTCCAGACATGCCCACGATAGCCGCCGCCATAGGAAAAGGTGGCCTTCTTGTCGCCGAAGCGGTGGGGCTGGTCGATCAGGCGCTGCCAATAGCCGCCGCCGGGCATGGGGAAGCGCACCGTGGCCGACCCGATGTTCAGATCCTGATCGTGATAGCGCTCCTGCGTGTAAGCGCCCTTGAGCGGCGTGATGTCGAGGCCGCGCGCGGCGATCAGATAGGCGTCGGCGGCGGCGTTTGGGTTTTGCGGCGACTGCTTGTAGCGCTTTGACCAATCATCGAAAATATCAGGGTAAAGCTTCTTGGTTTCGCCTTCCCATCCGCACTTATCGACGCGCCCGCAGCGCAAAATCCACGGATGACCTGCGGGCGTCCAGAGCGCCTTCTTTCCTTCCTTGCACTGGGGACATTTGCCCTCGCGCAGGAAGTCGCCACGCTCGGCAAATTTATAGTCTTTGATCAGGCGGGCTGTGACTTCGCGGAGTATGTCTTCACGCATCGGGTCAGGCTTCTCAGGCAATAAGGGGCCGATCCCGGCGGCGGGTGCGCCGGGCTGGGTTTCGTCGGTCAGGGAGGTGCGGGCGCGGCCCGCTGGGGTCAGTCGGCTACAGCGGCGGCAGCGGGTTCATGATCAGGTCCGTCATCGTTGGCTGCGGCCCGGTCATTGGCCGCCGCGTGCCATGTGGTGAGGGGAAGCACCGCGAGCGGCGTGGGAAAGCGGCTCGCTTTCGTGGCGCGCACCGCGACCATTTCGACCACGAATTCATGGCCGCAGGCGTCAGGATTGCGGCAGCGATAATAAAGCTCTCGATAGAGCGTGCTGTTCTTTCCTACGGCCCTAGAGTGGGCACGGCCCCCGCAGGCCGGACAAGTGACGTGAGGCAGTCCCGCCATCAGCTTTCCCCCAGTGATCACTGCGCGGCACCATTGCCGGGCAGAAAGGATTTTAGACGGGTCAGCAGCCGGTTCATGGCCCCGCTGGCTTCCTCAGTCTCTTTGATGGCGTGATAGATCTCGGTGGGCGTTGAGCCGGGCAACGTCACATGGATGCTGCTGCTGATCGCGCCCGCCGATTCCTGCGTTGCCTGGGCGATGTCGTCGGCCAGCGCCTCGCGGCAAGCCAGCGTATCGAGCAGCGAAATGTCCAGTTGCCGCGCATAGCTTTCGAGGATCGGCGCGAAGCCGCCGCCCAAAGCCATGAATTGCCGGTCAAGGGTAATGGCCTGATCGAGCGTGGGCAGGCTGGCCTTGTCGCTCTCGCTCCAATAGCGGACAGCCCGCTTCGACCGCCGGGTGATCTTCGCGGCCTGATCCCAGCCAATCAGGCCGACAGCCGTGGTGATGGCGAGGGAAAAGGACAGAGGGGCGCGGACCTTCGTCATTTGCGCTCCCCGGCGTTGCAATCGCACGGCCCCGGCGACGCAACGGAGAACGAAATGCAATCGGCCTGATGAACGAGGGCTGCCGCATCCTTCAACAGAGCATCGATCCGCTCTATGTCGTGGTCGATGATCGAGCGGGCAAGGCTGGTGGGTGGAACGCAGCCCGCCGCGAACTGGAGGGATTTGCGTGCGGAAGTGAGGCATTCCCGCCATGCGAGTTCGCGGGTTTGGCTGTCGAGGGGCGCAGCGCGTTCTGTCATGCTCCCGGCCTCCCCATGGCGCACATGGCGAAGATCGTGGCGCTGCTCATGATGAGAAAAGCGGCGAGGCTATACCAGCGCGGCAGCTGCGGCGTCGGGGCCGGTTCGTCGCGCAGGGCGGTGAGTTCTTCCGGCACCGTGAAGGTGTGACGCGCGACATATTGCCCGCGCAGCCGATATTCGGGACGGCTCATGCTGCCACCGCCACCGCGCCTGCATAGCGCCCAGCTGCAACGGCGATATGGCCGGAAGTGGTGAGTTCGACAGGCTGGCCCTTGCGGACGTTGCCAAGGCGATATTGCGCGGTGATGGCGCGCAACAGGTCGCGGCGGTGGCAGCGCAGCTTCGTTTCGAGATCCGTCACCGTCAGGGGATGACCGGCATCGAAAAGAGCGTTGAGCAGGCCGATTTCGATCTTCTCGACGTGCGAGAAAGACTTGCCGCACTTGCGCGCGGGCATGCTGATGACTGTCATCAGTGGACGTCCTTTCGTTGCGTTTCCGGTGCCCGATCGCAAGCGACGCCAATGGGCATTTCCGTTAGTTCAACAGGGGCGGCGGCATTGGGCCGACCCAGAGGGAACACGACATGATCAGCGGTGATGGGCAGGCCGAGTTCTTCGGCAATTTGAAGCACATGCTGCTGCTCATTGGCCGGAACCCGTCCCTCCTTCTTCCAACCGTGGACGGTTGAAGCGGGGCGGTTGAGATCGCGCGCCATCTTGCGCACGCCACCCCAAATCCCGAACAATGCATCACCCTGTATCATGGTGATTGTGTTCGACTTTCCCGAACGAAAAGTCAACACCTTTTAGGGTGAGACTTTGTTCGGCTTTCCGGTGATGTCCTACGACCATGGAAAAGGTTGCAACGAAACTCAAAGAACTGCGGAAATCTGCGGTTCCTCGCCTAACAGTGCGTGCGATGGCCGATGCGTTGGAGATGCCATTGGGGTCATACGCCCGGTATGAAAGTACTTACGATTACAAAAAATCTTTCCTTCCCATCGACCTAACGCGGAAAATAGCGTCCGTGCTGGCCTCGCATGGAATCGACGCAGCGGAGGTCATGAAGCTGGCCGGGCTGAATGAGGGCGAGGCGGAGCCCGAAGGCAACGCAATCGAGGCGGCCCAGCCTCAGGTGCAATATGTTTCGATGCCGCTCGCTTTGCCTAGTGAAACTGCGCTGCGCGATATGTTCCGCAGCCTGCTAGTGCTGGTGCCAGAAGGGGCGACAAAGGACGAAGCCGCTGAAATTCTCGCTCGACGGCTTCCATCTGGCATCGCAGCGTGTGGACCTCTCGTGCTTGATCCACACGCGGCTCCATCGCCTGTAGGCGCAGAAGCGTCTCGATCTCCCGCCACAGATCATCGCGCATCTGCACCATCGTCGCGCACCTGACGGTGCAGGCCTGACAGGCAAATTCGCATCCCGGCGTCAGTCTGATCGCTCGCCCGCTCAACTTAGCACATCCCCGCGTGTTCCTGATTCGTTCTCGTTCTGACTAAAGAGGAACAAGTAGGAAAGAGGTAAACGCGCGCGCGGAAAAAATCATTGTGGACAAGTATCTTGCACACCCTCAAACCCTCGTTCCGTAGTGGAAACGATAGGAGGAAACATGGTCCAAAATGGCAATAATCTGTTCGAAGGATATGGCGCGAGCGTGGCGGTGGACAGCGATGGCCTGACCATCCGCAGAAAGGGCCTGATGTCATTCAGCCTTCACGGATTGAAAGGCGAAAAGCGGATCCCGTTCGCAAGCATCGCGGCTATCCAGTTCAAGCCCGCGAACATGTTGACGTCGGGCTACATTCAATTCTCGATCGTCGGAGGGAATGAAAGCCGGGGCGGATTGATGGCCGCCACGAAGGATGAGAATAGCGTCCTGTTCAAAGGCAAGAAGCAAAATGCCGCCTTCGAACGCCTTCGGATTGCCGTTGAAGAGGGCATCAAACGGTCGAGGACGCCGAACGCACCGGCGGCCACGACATCGACCGCTGATGAACTGGCTAAGCTCGGCGATCTGCTCGACCGGGGCCTGCTCACGCGCGAAGAATTCGATCACCAGAAAGCATCACTCCTGCGCTGAGTAAGGTTCCAACTTCCAAGATAGGCCGATTTATGTCCAAGAAGCCCAAACAGCCGAAGCCGCCGCGCGTGCCCGTGCCACTCAGTGCACTTGAACTACAGTTTCAGGATCAGCTTACATTTCTGGAACGGTCTTGTAGAGATTTTGACGAAGGCCATACGGCTGAATACAGGCGGATTGCTCTCGCCATTCGCATTCTTGTTTATTCAAGTGCGTCGTCACATTCCCTTATCGGTCAGTTAGATATGGCTGACGCGCCGCTTGCCTCCTATGCCACCCCGGCGCATCCAGGCAATCTGGTCGCGTGGCACCCCTTGGTAATGATGAGGATCAGCAACGCCGGGGCAGCGTTCGTACCAGTTCTCGACCAAGGTCCCCCTCACAAGGGAAAATGGCTGCCATTTTCTGATTGGTGGCACGAGGAGGTTTTTCGCTCTCCAGAGGGGGTTGTTCTTACCCGTGGCGATTTCGTGACCATCGTCGCCAATCAGGATGGTGGGGCTCACGTCGATCCAGAATTGGACGAGCGATACCACAAACTGGCGCATGAGAATTTGGCGGGATGGATCGCCAGTGGACCTGAGGGAGATTCTCCGCTTCTGCACATCGAAAAGATGCATTTGCGCCAGATTGGCTTTGAGACCTTGAAATCATTGGAAGCGGCATGGCTCAAGAGGCTGGGCAATCGACTCTGTGATTGTGGTTCTGGACGAAAGCACCGGTATTGCTGCGGGAAAGGAGCGGCTTAAGGTGCGGTTTCCATCTTCAGATCAGTGACGAATCCGCCCGCCTTGTCGAGCCGGTGCGTCACTTCCGAAATCAGCCATGTGGTCGCGTCGATCTCATCCTTATATCCGCTGACGGAAACGCGGGCTTCGGGGATGGCGTCGGCGCGGCCCAGCGCCAGCTTCATGTCCAGCGTGGCCGGGGCGCGCTTGAGGCGGTCCCGTTCCGCGACAGCGGCGCGCTTCGCGGACGCCTCGTCAGGATAGACCTTCCGCAGCTTCTTCGCCCCGTCCGCCTTGCCCACGGTGAAGGTTTTGCGCGCCGCGCCCTTCTTGTCGTGCCAGCTGGCCGTGACGCCTTCCTGACCGTCCCGCTTCTGTCGCTGCCAGATATGGCGGTCGCCATCAGTGCGGCGAATCGTCAGGGTCGGCATGGCCTTGCCGCTGGTCGTGGTGCCCGCGCCCTTCCGCGCGAAGATCAGATGCTTGTCCTTGATGGTCGCCACGGCGTCATGCTCGCGGCCAAGGCGGCGCAAGAAGGCGATGTCGCTTTCCCGGCTCTGGCTGATCGACGGGAGCGCGATCGAGGCCAGATCGGGCGCGACCTTGAGCATCAGTCCATTCCGGCCCGCGACGTCTTTCAGCACCGCGCCCAGCGTCGTATTCTTCCAGCTCTGCTCGCGGCGGTTGCGGATCTGGCTGGTGAAGTCGGCGGCCCGCGCCTTGATCGTGATCTGATCGGGCGGGCCGCTGTGCGAGACGTCGTCCACCTTGAAACTGCCCTTGTCGATCAGACCGGCGGTCACATCGCGGCCCTGTTTCCAGCCCAGCTGCACTTTCAGCACCGCGCCTTCCTTCGGGATCCCCAACATGCCGTCGGTATCGTTCAGCACAATGTCCAACTGATCGGCTTCATCGCCACGCTTTTCCGACAGGGAGAGGGAGACGAGGCGTGGGCGCAGGCGATCGGACAGATCCGTGCCGTCGAGCGTCACGCGCCAGTCCGCGATATTGTTGATCTTCTCGCTCATGCCGATGCCTGGGCATTGTTGGCCGCCGCCGGATCATCCACGCGCAGCAGATCTATGCCGAAGTCGATGCGACGGGCCCGGCCATCGGACATCATGAAGGCATGGCGCTCATCAAGCGCGGTAATGACGAAATTGCCATAGACGGTCCCGCTGCCATCGACCAGCGGCAGTGCCTCGCCATCGTCCGCCATGGTGCGCAGATCATCGAGCGAAACGCGCCCGTCCGCGATCTCGGCATAGACCGTGCCCGACAGACTGATCGTTTCATCACCGGGGCCGACATATTGCGTCGCGTCCCGCGCACCGATGCGGGGGGACCGGGCATGTTGCCAGTCCGTTTTCCGCTGCATTTCATCATAGGCCAGCGTCCCGATCTCGAACAGGAACATGCCCAGCGCCATCAGGTGCATAGCCGCTACTCCGCCATCCATTCATATTTGCGATCAGGCGACACCGCTGCGTCTGCATCATGGAACAGGGCATAGCGCGTCGCGGTCTCAGCCATATTCGCAATGTTCCTGCGGTCAGCTGGGGTGAGTTCGACCATGACCGGGAATCCGGAGCCTGCCTCAAACCATTGATCTCCGACTTTTACTCGCATGGTATCTTCTCCCTTATTCGTCGCCGAAGCCGCGCCCGCGCCGCTCGCGCTCGATCTGCTCGATCGCCTCGCGCACCTTGTCGGCGATGTCCTGCGGATCGCCGGTGACGCCGTGGAAATGCAGTTCATAGGTGGCCGGTGCGGGCGCGGTGGCGGCGGTCGGGTTAGTGGCCGGCTGCTGTGCCGCAGCCGGGGATGCGACGGCCATGGCCGCCCCGGCGGTGCCCGCGCCGATCGCGCTCGCCATCTGCCCCGACAGATCCATGATCCGCGGAATGATGGGGCTGGCCGAAAAGCCTTTCGTCATCCGGTCGGACAGTTCGGCGATGCGATCCAGCGGGCCGCTGCTGTTGTCGGAAAGTCCCTGATCCAGACCGGCCATGACGAACCCGCCCAGCCCGGCGAAGACGCGGGACGGCGAATGGATGCCCAGCTTGGATTTGAACCAATTGGCGACGGAACTGGCCGTGTTGACGATGGTGCTTTTCAGCGCGCCGAGCATCCCCAAGACGCCGTTAATCAGCCCTTGGATCAGGTTGCGGCCGATCTCGGTAAAATTAAGCGACTGGAGATAGGCCAGCGCAGGCATGAAGGCGCGGATCAGCAGGCCAAGCGGGGAGAAGGTCAGGAAAGCGTTGATCAGGAAGCTGATCGCGCCGCTGACCATCCCCTTGATGCTTTCCCACAGGCCGCCGAACCATGCGGATATGGCGCCCCAATTGTCGTAGATCAGATATGCTGCGGCGGCGACCGCAGCGATGGCCGCGACGATCAGCAGCAATGGCCCCAGAGCGATGCCCAACGGCGCTGCGGCGGCGGTGAGGGCGGCGAAGGCCAGTGCGAGGCCGCCGAGCAGGATCAGCAGCGCGGCCCCCGCGCCCATGAATATCATGATGCCCTTCGCCAGCACCGGATGTTCCTGCGCCCAGCCACGCACCGCCACAGCCGCTTTCGAGACGTAGCCCGACACCTTGACGATGGTGGGCAGCAGGAACTGGCCCATGGTGATGTTGAGCGCCGACAGGGCGTTGCCCGCCAAGCCGGTCGCCCCTTCCGTGGTGGCGATGGCCGACAGGAATTCCTTGTTCATGGAGCCTGCATATTTGCTCCTGTCGCCGACCATGGCGAAATTCGTTTTCAGCTGGTCGAGGCTGGTCAGCATCGGCGCGATAGCGGCGACGCTTTCGGAGCCGAACAGTTCGGTCAGCATCCCGGCCTGGGCCTCTTTCGGCAGCTTCTGGATCCGCTCTAGGACGTTGGTGATCGCGCCCCCGGCATCCTTCTGCATGTCCTTCGACATTTGCACCGCATCCAGCCCCAACGCCTTGAGCGCGCCCTGCTGCGATTTCGTGGCCGACGTGCCCTTGGTGAGCGCCAGCATCATATTCTTGATGCCGGTCGCGCCGATTTCCGATTCCACGCCGACGCTGGACAGGACTTGGCTCATGGACGCGATCTGGGCGGCAGCGAGGCCGCCCACCTTGCCCAACGGGCCGATGCGCGTCACCATGTCGGTCACAGCCCCGACATTGCCGCCGAAGCTGTTGGTCAGGGCGTTGATCTGGTCAGCCAGCGCCACGACGCCATCCTGCGGCAAGCCGAACGCGGTGCGCCATTTCGCCATGGTATTGCCCGCATCTTCTGCGGTGCTGTCGAACGCGACGCCCATTTTCGCCGCATCTTCGGCGAAGCGCATCAGTTCCTCACGCGGCACATTGGCGCGGCCAGCGGCGGCGACGATCTGGGCAATGCCTTCCGCCGCCATCGGGATCCGCGTGCTCATCTCCAAAATGTCGTTGGACATCTTGTTGAAGGCTTCGGGCGTGGAAAAATCCACCACCTTGCGGACGTCGGCCATGGCGCTTTCCAGCGTCATCGCCTGCTTGGTCGCCATGACGATCGGCGCACCGGCGGCGGTGCCTGCGGCGACCATGCCGAGGCCCATGCCCGTCGCCTTCTGGCTGACCTCATTCAGTTTTTCCGAATTGCGGTTTGCCTTCGCCACTTTCTCCAGCTGGGCGGTCTGCTGGCGTAGCGCCTGGTTAGCTTCTACGGTGCGCTGGGCAAGGCGATCTTCATGGGCGGCGAGTTCGCCCACGTCGATCCCAGCGGCGGATAGCTTGCCCGCCAGCTGCTGTAATTCCGCGCCGTTGCTGTCGAGGCGCGCGGTCAGCGCGGCGGCCTGCTTTTCGGTCCGCGCGAATTCGTCGCGCAGCTTCTTGGTGGGCTTTTCCGTCGCCTCCAGCTGTTCCCGCAAGGCAGCAAGCCGGACCTGCGCCTCCTGATATTTCCGGCTGTCATCGGCGAAGCGGTTTTCCGCCGCCTTGTAGCTGCCGACCTGCTTTTGCAGGGCACCGAGCGATTTCAGTTCCTCCTGCGTCTTTGCCAGATCGCGGCGCGCGGCGGACGACGCGCCGGTAATGGATTTCAGGGGCGATGTGACCTTGTCCAGCGCCTCAAGGATGATCTGGAGCCGAAGATTCTTGTCCGCCATTATCGCTTTCCGGGCTTTTCAGGGGGTTTCGATCGACGGGCGGCCTGCTCGCGCCAGCCCATCAGTTCGGACAGATCCATTCCGTCCATGACGGCGGGCGACCAATGGAAGATGATCGCCACGTCCGCCATCGCGTCATCTACTGATCGAGGACAGCCGCACGCTGCGACTTCTGAAGCAAAAAACTCCCGATCTCCGCACCGCAGGCCAGCAGGTCCGCCGGTTCCATATTGCCGACTTCGGCTTCGGTCAGGGTGGGCATGGAGATCCGGGGCAGCAGCTTGGTCAGGCTGTCCACCTTCAGCTGGCCCAGATCGACCAGCGAAAGGCCGCGCAGTTCGCCGGAACGGGGCTTGCGCAGTTTCAATTCCTCGATCGAGGTTTCGCCGCGCACGATCGGCGCGTCGAGGGATACGGTGCGGAACAGGGGATCGGTGGTGTCGCTCATGATACTCTCCAGATTTCAGGGAAGGGCGGCCCGACGATGAGCGCCGGGCCGCAGGGATCAGAACATGCCGATGGCGGCGCGCAGTTCGGCGGTGCGATCCACGCCGCCCACGATCTCGACCATGTTGATCGGGTCGATCTCGATTTCCGTCCGCCCGTTCCAGACCAGCTTGTAATAGGCGAGCGCCATCGTCGCGGCGAACTCGCCCGGTTCTCCGACCTCCTGATCGCCGGGGTCGATCTCGGAATATCGACCCCGCACGATGACCTCGACGGTATCGACGGCGCTGCTGTCGTCCTGCTGATATGCGCCGACGAAGCGGACATACACGCCGTCCACCGTGGGAACGCCCCACTGGCGCAGGACGTCGCGGACAGGCCCGCCAAAGGTCAGGCCGAGTTCCATGGCCTCCATGCCCATGTCCATCTGGAGCGGGGCGTTCATGCCGCCGCCGCGATACTCCTCCAGCTTGCGCTTGAGGGGCGGCAGTTTGACGGTCTTGCACTCGCCGCCATAGGCGAAGCCTTCGTTATAAAAATTCATGTTCTTGAGGATGCGGGGCAGTCCCATCGCTGGCTCCTATGTGATGAAGGGATAAAGGGGGCGGGATCAGACCGTTTCGGCCAGCTGGCTCGCGAAGTCGGCGAAATAGCTGTCCGTGATGCGCTGGTTGAAGCCGAGATCTTCCAGCGGCGGCGGGACGGTGTAGTCATAGTCGATGCGCAGCTTGCCCGCCTTGAGGCTGGCCGTGCTGTTGTTCGCCTCATCGAACCATGCATTCGCGCCGAGGATGATCCCCTGCGCCTTCAACTGGCGGAAGAAGCCGTTGATCGTCTCGATGATGTCCTTCGCCAGCGCCGGGGTCAGGGGCTTGTCGATAGCCCACATCATGCCGTTGACGATCGTGTCGGCCAGCAGCTGCGCGACGCGGACCGTGCTTTCAAAGACGAACAGGCTGTCCGCGTCCGCCGTGGTCCGGTTGCCCCAGAAGCGATAGCCGGTGTCGGTGCGGACCAGCGCCGTCACTTCCGCCGCATTGAGCAGCCCCGCTTCGCTTCCCGCATCCTCAATATCCCAATGAATATCCTTGGTCAGGCCGACGACGCCCTGCACCGCGATATTGGACAGGGTCTTGTGCGGCCCAACGGTTTCATCGATCAGCGCGCGCATACCCATGGCGCGGGCGGCAGCGTAGCTGGTAACATTGGCGCTGGTGGCCGTATCCCATGCGAGGAAATCGGGCATCAGCAGCATGAGTTCGCGGGCGCTGAAATTGGCGCGATACAGCGTCGCGGCGGCAACGGTTTCGCCGATCGCGCGGGCATAGGCAAAGCCGCGCAGCTTCTGCGCCACGACAGCCAGCGCCGCCGTTACCGCCTGCGTTTCAAGACCCGGCGTGCCGAGGATCTTCGGCTTGACGCCCAGTTGCGCCTGCGCGGCCAGCAGCGCCTGCATCCCGGTCTTCTGGCCCGTTCCGTCCGTGGTGCCGATGACGTTGGTGGCGGTTTCGGCGGCGTCGTCGCCTTCCGCGACGCGGACAACGACAATGATGGGGCGGGTCTGGTCGGCGATGGCGCGCAGGGACTTCGCCAGCGTACCCAGCACACCCGCATCGCCGATCGCGGCTTCAACATCCGTCACCAGCGCAGGGCGATCGAGCGGAAAGACGTCGGCGTCGGCGTCGGACGCGGTGGCGACCAAGCCGATGATGGCGGTGGATACGGCGGTCAGCGTGCGTGCGCCTTCGCTGATCTCGGTAACGGTGATTCCATGCTTAAAGGGCATGTCAGGCTCCTTGGGCTAGAGAGAGAGGGGCAGGACGAGACGAGTGCGGGCGTTCGCGGCGGCGGTGTCGGTCCGGTCCGCGTCGAGGATGATGGTGGCGGCTCCAGGGCGATCTCCGGCGGCAAGGCCGACACGGCGAAGGCGGATGCGATCTTCATTGCGCGAGACGGCGACAGCGGACGCTGCATAGATCCGCAGGATGTTCGCGGCGGTCATGGGCTGGTCGATCAGTTCGGGCAGCAGGGAACCATATTCGCGGCGACCGGCACGCGTGCCGACCGGGGTGGCAAGAATGTCTCGCACCGATTGCTTGATATGTTCGAGGCCATCGAGCGGTGCGCCGCTATTGCGTGCCATGCCGACCATCAGACGGGCGTCCCGGTCTGCGCGCTGCCAGCCTGCACGCCGCTGTGCTTGTGACCCTTGAGGCTCTTGCCGCCGCCGATAACGTCCGTCGTGGCGGTCAGAGTGCCGCTAAGGTTGATGTCGCCGGTCCATGTGGTGCCGCCGGGGGCGTCAACCGTGGCCGTGCCGCCTGCGGGGAGCGTGATAGCGAGGACGTGGGTGGCATGGTTGTAGCTGAACGACGCGCCATCGGGCATGTCGATCTGAACGACATCGGGATCATTGGACGGCGGTGGGTTGTCGTCGGAATAGAGGCCCAGAACGACCAGCCCGTTTTCCAGATCACCTTCCGGGGCCAGCACGACGCACTGTTCCCCGACAGTGGGCGGCGACCAGTAGCGCATCCCGCCCGCGCGCTGGGCCACCCACGGCAGTTCGCCCGTGGTCAGGTCGCCCAGCGTGACGGTGCAGGTGGCATTGGCATAATCGACGGTTGCGATCACGCCATACTGGATCGCTTCACCGACCTGCTGTTCGGGATCTTGGGTGCTTGCCATGCGCGGACCATGGCGCGGGCGCTCAGACCTTTCGCGGCCCTGCATTTGGACAGGGGGCTATCCAAATGCAGGGCGTTGCCGATCAGACGTCGTTCGCGGGCAGCGGGAAATTGCTGATCAAGACTTCCCCGGCCTTCGTCGGCTTGCCGCCCACGCTATAGGTGGTCTCGATCGGCGCGATGGTGAAGCGGGCGAAGGTGTCGCGCACGCCCTGATTGTCATTGAGCGACATCAGGAAGCGGCCCTTGATCCCGGCCAGCTGATCGGCGAGCGCGGCGAAGTCGTCGCGCCCGAAAACGTCCGCGCCATAGTCGCGCTCGCACGCCCAATAGGGCGGATCGAGGTAGAACAGCGCGCCGTCGCGGTCATAGCGGCGGATGAATTCGCCATAGGGCAGGCGCTCTATGACGACGGATTGCAGGCGTTCATGCACTTCTGCCAGCATGGGTTCGATCTTGCCGACGTCGAACCGCGCCGGGGATGCTGCATCGACGCCAAAGCCCCGGCCCCTTACCTTGCCGCCGAATGCGAGGCGCTGGACGTAGAGGAAGCGCACCGCGCGCTGCAGGTCGGTCAGGCGGTCGGGATCCTGCCCCAGCAGCCGTTCGAACTCGGCGCGGCTTGCAACGCGGAATCGCAGCATGTCGATCAGATAGGGATAATGCTCCGCAAGGCAGCGGAACAGCGTCGCGACGTCGCCGGAAATGTCGTTGATCGCTTCGGCGCGGGGGCGGCGCGTGCGGCGCAGAAAGATGCCGCCCATGCCCACGAACGGCTCCGCATAGCTGCTGTGCGGGATGCTATCGATGATGGCGCATATCCGCCGGGAAAGGTTGCGCTTTCCGCCGATATATCCGGCGACGGGCGAAACGGGGCGAACGAGAACAAAGGGGGTAGACATGTAGGAAATCCTGCACGATGTCCCGACGCGGCAAGCCACGGAGGGAACTCAAAAACGGGCGGGCGCGCCGCCCTGAGAGTGCGAGTGCAGGCTCGCGGTTTGGAGATGTGGGGACATCCCAAGCCCCCTCCGCAAAGGGGGAGCGGCGGCGTTCATAGCCGCCGCCGGTCTTTATTCGGCTGACGGTTCGACTGCAGGCATTTCCGGTTCCGGCAGTGGCACGGTGATGACGCCAAGGCCGATCTTGTGAGCGACGCCGCGCGCCACTTCCTCGACGCGAGCCTTGGTGCCGGTGCGATCATAGCTGCCGTCATCCTTCAGCACCGCGTTGACGGTTCGTTCGTGGCTGATGTCGCCGCTGGTGAAGGTGACGGGCACTGTCCGGTTTTCGCTGTTGAACGCGCCGATCTTGTATTTCAGGTCAGTCATGGATGGTCCTTTCAGGCGGGAGGTGCCGGCCATTCGATGGCCGTAAGGTCATTGGTCGTTTCGGGCAGATCGCGGAGAGCCTGCCGGTACTCCCGCCAAGCTTCGCGCTGGGTTTCCGACAGAGTGATGTCGGGCATCTGCGTATGATCGCATTCAGCCAGGAGGCGATTGCGCCGCCTGCGCATCCACGCCAGCAGCTGGTCATCCGATGGAGCGGGCGGATCGAGAGTGATCGGAAGGCCATCGGGTCCGGCTGCGATGACGCGCCCTGTGCCCTGCTCTTCCATCAATTCGGCGTGGCGCGCTTGGCTGATCTCCAGAGCGTCTGCCGGAATGATCGAATGAAAGCCATCGTCGTAAAAGGCAGCACTGGCTGGGCTGAAATAGAGCGGCATGATGTCTTCCTTATCGACCGAGGGCGAAGATGCGGCAGTAGGAGGGGCGGTCTGCGTCATTGTCCGAGCGCGCGCGCATGACAGTGCATCCACTCAACGACGGGTCGCCCACCAGCTGATACCAAGTATCCGCTTCGACACTGGCGATATCGACGCGGGTAGTCAGCTGGACATCCAGCACGGCGTTGGGGAACTGGATCGGGAAAGTGGCCGTCGTGGTTGTTTCGACATTTTGCTGCGTCGCTGTGGTGCACCACTGCAGGATCGCCCCCCCGGCCAGCTTCTGATAACCGGCAGCGGAGAGATTGTTTGCGAAATCGGCCATCTTAGCGAGATCGCTGGCCTGATATCCGTCGATCAAATCGGCATCTAGGCCAGAGCCGGAGCCATCATTTCCAGCATGCCAGACGGCGTTTCCGCTGATCGTCGCGCCGCTGCTGGACAGCTGCAATTTCGCGCCGCCGTTGATCATGAAATTGATGGTCGTGATGTTTGTGCCATCGCTCGCAAATCCGATCGCGAGGCTACCGGGTTCCGCTGGAAGGCCCGCGCCCGCGAACCAATGCCACCCACCGCCATCGCGGCCGAAATAGGTGCGCGACGAATTGTTGACCAATCCGCCCGCCGTAAGCTGCCCGCTGATAGTATCGCCCGCCTTGTTGACGGGCGTATAGCCTAGCCGCGCAGTGACGTTGGAATAATAGCTGCCGTCTTGGCCGTCGAGAAGATCGGCGTCGAGGCCGGAACCGGAGCCATCGTTACCTGCATGCCAGAGCGTATAGCCGTTATAAGTCAGCGGTCCCGTTCCGATCCGACCCAGCACGGTCACGTCCGCGTTCCCGAAACAAAGATATCCGCGATCCGCATTCTGAACGCCGGTGATGCGCAGGCCGTTGGAGATATTCACGTCGCCCAGCCAAGCGTCATCGCCGATTTTGACGGCCTGCCCGTCCCCATTCGCCCGACAAAGGACGCGGGTCGTATCAATCTGGCCATTAAGCCAGATATTGCCGCTCTCATCTAGCGACGCCACATCAGAGCTTGCCGTGTTCTGCCAGCGGAACGAGGTATTGATGCGCGCATAAGTGCTGGAACTAGCCGAGAAGAAAAAGCGCGGAGTGCCTTCCTCCGACGCGACCCATCCACTGTTGTTGTTCCGCATGAACTGCGATGCCTGATAGCCGTCGAGCAAATCGGCATCGAGGCCGGAGCCAGCACCATCATTGCCCGAATGCCACATCGTATAGGCGGTAGCGCCGAGGCTCCACCCGCCTATTTTCAGGCTGTTGTCCGTGTCCAAGCCGAAATAGACAGCCCGCGAGTTAGGACGATGGAAAGTCATCATCGCGGCACCGTTTCCGTTACCGCGCACCTCAATCTCGCCAAGGTTCGAGGTCGCGGTGGCAAGCGAGTTATTCCCCGTCACGCCGCCGGTAAATCCGATCCTGCCGGAGGCCGTGTCCCCTGCTTTGTTGAGAGGCGTAAAGCCGAGGCGCTGGGTGATGTTGGAATAATAACTGCCATCCTGCCCGTCGAGTAGATCGGCGTCCAGGCCGGAGCCGCTGCCATCATTGCCTGCGTCCCACACAGTGTTGCCCTGCCGCGTCATCGGCATATACACTGTGAATGGACCAGTTTGGCTGTTTACGCCGAACACGGCGGCATCTCCGCTCCCAGCGTTGCGGTAGAGCATGAGGTTGCCATCGTTCTGCATCGTGAGCTTCCCGATGGCCACTCCCGAAGAATTGAGGGTGAGCGCTGGGCCTCCGGCAAAGACAAGGCTCAAGCTGCCGGTCATCGTGTCTCCCGCCTTATTGACGGGCGTGTAACCGAGCCGCTGGGGGATATTTGAATAATAGCTGCCGTCCTGCCCATCGAGAAGATCGGCGTCGAGGCCGCTGCCCGAACCGTCCTGCGCCAGCAGCCAGCCAAGAATGGCAGCCTTGGCGGCGGCAGGGGTGAGCGCACGCAGCGCATCAATGCCTGCCTGCGCTTCCCCTACAGTTGCCAGTTCCACCACGCCCTGTATTTCGGTGGTGGCGGGCGGATTGAGAAAATTAGCGTTGCCGAAGGTCAGCATGGCGGCGGCCACGTCGGCGAACTGCACGTCGATCGCCAGCAGCATCATGGCCTGCGCCGACTTCTCCAGAATGACGCCAGCCTGCCCGTAAACGGCGAACAAGGTGCCATCGGCCAGATAAAGCGCGAAGCTGCGGACCGTGAAAACATCCGCGCTTTCGTCGCGAACGATCAGGTGGATGGTGTCGTCGGCCACGACATCACCGGAGATCGTGGCGACGCGCTTATATTCGCCGGGCAGTGCCGTAATGCCGACGCCGGGGACGACGGCGGTGGCGGTCAGGCCGACCTGCGCGATGGTGACGGGCGCGGTGCCGGTGTTGCTGGCATTTACAAGCGCGGCGCGGCCCGCATTGGTGACGATAGCGGTAAGGGCCATGATTCCTCCGGTCAGGCCGCCGGTGCCGTGCAGGACAGGCGGGCGTAGATGGTCGGGCGAACAGCCGCGATCAGGCCGATGCTGGCCTTCGCGGTGATGCCCTGGGTGAAGGTGAAGTGGCTGCGCACCGGCTTGGCGCGGCTGACTTCTGCGATGACCTGATCGACAAAGGCCGCCGATGCGGGCGCGCCGTTCTGGTCAAGATTGAGGACAAGGCTGAATGTGAAAGGGTCGCCTTTCGGCTCCATCTGCCACCATTCGCGAATTGCGACCGAGCCGCCAAAGCTCTGGACGACACCGCGCACGGATGCTGCCGTGCCCTTCTGGCGTGCGATGGAGATGGCCTTGCGGACGCGCTCGCGCTTGATGCCTTCCGGCCAATCGCTCGACCAGTTATCGAGCGACAGGCCCCACGCCAGCCATGGCAACAGCGCGCTGGGGCAGTTGGTTGGCGACCAGACTTCCCTCACCAACACGGCGATGTCGAGCAGGCGCGCAACGACCTGCTCCAGCGCCTTCTCAAGATCGGTCGATGCGGGGGGCAGAATGGACGGATAGGTCATTCGCCCGTCCCCGCGTAGGTGAGCGTGATTCCGGTGCAGTAGGGGGCCTGCTCGCGCGAAACGACGATGTCCGCAGCCGGGGACGTCAGGACAACATTCTGCACGCCCTCGACATGCAGAGCGGCGAAGATGCCGGATCGGGTGATGTCACGGCCAAGACGGTGGCTGGAGGCGACATAGTCATCCAACTTGGCGCGGGCCGCGTCGAGAACCACGCTGCCATCGGGGCCGCTGAACGTCGTGATGGTGGCGTTGACGTTGTAATTGACGATCGCGGCGGACTGGACGGTGACAAAGTCGGTCAGCGGGCGGCGCGTCTCGTCGGACACATAGGCGGCGACGGTGGCGACCAGCCCGGCGGATGCCGCGCCAGACCCAGTGCGTGACAGGACCGACACCAGCACTTCGCCGGGGTCGGGACTGGTTGCGCTGGCGTCCAGCACATCGGGGTCCGCCGACAGAGCGTGGAAGATATAGGCCCCTTCCGGCCCAGCCACGGAATAGCCTTCGGGGGCCAGCACCATGCGGCGGCGGAAATCGGCGTCGCTTTCCATGACAGCCGGGATCCCCAGCACTTCATCCGCCGGGGTGATGGTCAGACGGGTGATGCCGAAGAGGGCGGCGATATTGTCGAGATCCGCGCCCACGGCATAGGCGGGCATGACGGCGCGGGCCGCGTCATTGACGCGCTGGCGCAGCAGCTGGGCGAAATAGGCGAAGGTCTGGAGCAGCTTGGATGCCGGATCGCTGTCCCGGCTTACAAATTCCGGCATCAGCGTCTGCATATATGCGACGGCATCCGCATAGATCGTCTCGAAATCGAGCGGATCTATGACGTCGGGCGCGGGAAGGCGCGACAGATCAACGGCGGTGAAGGTTGCATCGGCCATGGCCGCCATGTCGGGGCAGGCTATGGGGGTGCGCCATGCCCCTGTATTTGGACAGGCGGCTATCCAAATGCAGTCAGAAGCTGTGATCTGCGGGCTACCCTGATGCAGGTAGCCCGCCGACCTTTACATTAGTCCTTATCGACCCAAATCGGGAACGCGCGCTTGCCGACCTGACGGGCATACAAGCGCGAGCCATCCTTCTTTGTGATCCACGGACGGAAGATCAGGCGTTTGCCTGGAGCTGCCAGTGGAGACATGAGAAGCCTCGCTATTTAGTCGCCCGATGATCTTTGCGTTCCGTACCGAATGTGCTATATGCACTCTGCTTTAAGTTCTGGTTCGGGACGCGCACCTACACAGGGGCGACGGTTCTGAGCAGGAAAAACTTTCGGGGTGCTGGGTTTTCTCAGTGCCCCTTTTTCTTTGAAAGACCGGGTATTTTCAGGACATCTGCTCGGACCTGAGCGGCGGCCTGACTGATCCTGAAACGAGCCGCAATCTCTTCGACCGACAAACATTTGCGAGCTTCACCTGCGGGGACGAGGAACGCCCCCGCGAAAGTGTCTGCCTGCCATTCGGGATTGAGGAACGGTTTAACCGTCCCCCGCGCCAACGAAGTCGGCTTGCCTGTGTGAAGGAGCAGATGGCCAAGTTCATGAGCAAGCGTGAAGGCATATCTGGAAATGCCGTGCATCGCGCGCTCGTAAGGCCCTAGCCCGATACGAATATGCCGATTGGTGGTGGATGTCGTTGCTTCAGCCTCGCCCAACTCAGCGTCGTCCACAATCTCGTAGGTGTAATCGTCCCAGATCATCGGAAGGATGAACTCGATGATCTTGAGCATGTCGACCGGTTGGGCGTCGTCAAACCCCAAAGCCCGTCGCCACGCGAGAGCGAAGGTTTCGATCGCGTCGCGGCTGAGAGGAGCCACAACAGTCTGACTGCCAATCATTTCCCTTCACCCTTCACGATTTTCAGGATCCGGCTTTTGGCTTCGGGCGTCAGCCGGGCAAATTCGGTCGCGAGTTCGCTGGCAAGCACCCGGTCTGCGCGTTGCGCATCCGCCGGAATGTTGATGTTAAAGGTATTCGTGGATTGGATCGCTTCATTGCGCAGGCCCTGCGCCTGCTCAGCGTCCAGCTGGTAAAGGTTGATGATCCGCTCCACATAACCTGCCGGAATGGGGCGCTTGCCAGTTTCAATCTGGCTCGCGTAAGCGGACGTGATGCCGAGGCAATCTGCCATCTGACCGAGCAACATCTCCCGCTCGATCCTCAGATGCCTTACAGCCTTGCCAAATGGGGTCATGCCAATTTCCTTTCAGAAATGCGACGCCCCCGCGTCATGCTCGCATTGTTCCTGACCATCTAAAAACCCCCCTGCCTGCAACGCTGTTAACTATTTAGCAGAATTTGCTAACATCCGCAAGAGGTTTGGTTAACACGATTTTAAGGAGCCTTCGCGGCGGCTCATGCTTGAGCAACATGAGTGTAGAGAAGGTCAAGCAGCTGCTCTCGATCCGCTGCCGTAGCGCCCAGCAGTTCGCGCTTGGGGTAGGAGACTGCCTGCGCCCGCAGCGACGGTTTGTCGCGCAGGCCATATTGGTGAACGCCCGCGATCTGTGACACCTTGCCCGAAAAGCCAACCCAGAAGCCCTGATCATCCGCGCCTGTGCGTAGGAATCGCCCGCTCGCCAAGCGCCGGAACATCGCGCGACGCCGAAGGCCCCCGCGACGACGCAGGCTGCTGCCGCCCGCGTTGCGATGCTCCTCCGGCACCGGGAGCCACTTTACGACCTTGTCGAACTCGAATGAGCGGATCCCGCCTGCCTCAATATCGAAGCCGGTCATCATGCGGCCCGTCGTCCAGGCGAAAGATTTCATGATGACCTTGCGCGGCTCGCCGCCGCCGCCGGAAGGATATAGGAAGCATGTCGCGCCCCGGCCCGACACCGGCGGGGCCTTTTCCTTGCGCGCCTCGAATTTCGAGCCGTCAGGCTGGCGCTGGGCGGCGATGCGCTCGCGCTGGCTCTGGGCCAAGGTGCGGGCCATGCGGCGCATGAGGGTGCGGCGCTGGCCTGACGACAGGCTGCGGATCAGCGCCCCGGCGATCCGCTCGATTTCGGCGAGATCCTCGCTCATGCGTTCGGCGGAATCGCTGGGGTCAGATCAGCGTCGGGATCGGACGTCTCAGCCAGCAGTTCGGTATTGCCGAAGCCTTGCAGGAATGAGGCCGTGACGCCGTCGAAGGCATCGGCGAAATTCGGCTCCGCCGGATGCTCGACGTCATAGCCGCTGCCATCGGCGCGGGGCACGACAAGGACGGTTTCGGTCAGGTCGATCGAGATCAGGATGTCCGACGCTTCGCCATCGAGCAGTTCGGCTTCGAAGGTGAAGGGCTGACCATCGGAGCGGCGCAGCAGCTGGGGTTGTTCCTTCTCGATCCATGCCAGCATCGGCACCATGATCTTGTCGGCGTCGCCCGCAAACTCCCAGATTCCGACCTTGAGCGTATAGGCATAGACGAATGACAGCGTGCGGGACTGGCGCGTGCCGATCTGGCCGCCTTCCACATAGATCTGGAGGCGGTCAGGATGGGTTTTCAGATCGGGCAGGAAGGCGGTGAGCCATTGCCGCAGGCTGTCGGCCTTGCGCATCGTCAGTCCGCCTTTCCGTTCGCCATGCGGGCCTGTGCCTGCAATTCGATCAGGGTGGCGCGGATCTGGCCCGCGACGTCATAGATGCTGGTGAGACTGCCGAGGCATTGCGCCCCGGTCATCTCGCCCGCGTCAGTCCGCTGCACCTTCGGCAATGGGGCGGGTGTCGCCAGCAATCCCCCAGAGATCTTCGCTGTTGGCCGTTGCTGCGGCGCGGTCGAGCAGGCCGACGCCGTCAGCATCAACGCACAGATTGCGATAGACCGGCTTTTCGATGACCTTCTGAGTTTCATTGTAGATTTCCCTGACATTGCCCTGCCGGGCATATTCCGCCGCCTGTGCGCGCTCGGTCGAGGCGTCCAGCTGGGCCTGTAGCTTCTTGCGTTCGGCCTCCCGCGCATCGTCGGCGCGTTTCTGCGCGGCCTGTTCCTGCGCGCTGCCGACGCTGGTGCCGTAGAAAAAGCCGCCGATTCCTGCGGTGCAGGCGGCCAGCGCGGCGGCCATAGCGAGGTGCGATCTCCCGATCATGCCAGTAGCCCCTTGAAATAGGCCCGGCGCGAATAGGTCAGCACGTCTTTGCGCAGCCTTCCATCGCGATAGCTGACGTGGATCCACCCGCTGTTGGGCTGGCCCCGCGTGTAATTTTCGAGGATCAGCTGGTCAAAAGCCATGCGGTCGCGGATGAAGGTGGCGACCGTGACATTATCGACGCCGGGGATCTCGATATCGGCCGCCTCGCCCTTGGCGTGCTGGCTGTCCACGGTCGAACCGACGGCGAGGCACAGCTTGGGCGAGCGGAAACCCGACGTAAGGTGGACCGGTTTACCGAAATGGGCGCGAAGCGGCTCCAGCACCTTTGCGCAGAGCGTCTTCATGGCCGCGATCTGGGCGGCGCTGGGGGTGTTGTCGATGCGCTGGGCGGACGCCGTCGCGGAGGCGACGAATTCAGCCAGGCTAAAATTGGGCGACAGCTGCATGGTCAGTCCTTCTCAGGGAGGAAGCGGTCAGCGATGCGGCCCGGCACGCTGGTCAGCGTGTCGATCGCGGCTTTGGCGATGCGGGGGGTGGCGTCGAAGGCGAGCAGCGCGACGGCGAACGCGATCGACTGCGCGGCGAAGTGGTTCCATCCCGTCACGGCGATGATGGCGATGGTCGCGTAATAGCTGACCGTCGATCCAACGACCCACTGGAGGAAACGCTGGCGGAAAGGCAGGGCGGGCTTCCATGCCTGCGCGACCGCTGAACCGATCAGCGACGGGGTTAGCGATCCGATCAATTCGGCGGCGGATTCCAGAAGGTGGCGGAGGTCCATGGATCAATCCCAAAGCTGAATGAGGGGGCGCACGCGGGTTGCGCTTGCGTCGGCGGTTGCGGGCACGATGACGATGGTGCCGAGCGGAAGAATGGGGCCAAGATCGGCCAGCCCCGGATTGGCGTCGCAGACGCGGGAAATCTCGCTTGGACCAAGCCCGGCATCGCGCCACAGCAGCAGATCCAGCTTGTCCCCTGATCGGGCGACAAGGCGCTGCTCGGACGCCATCAGATCAGATCCACGACAGTCCGCGTGCGGCCCAGCATGTCGCGGACCGCGTGCTGCGCGTCGCGGCGCAGTTCGCCGATGGACGGGGTGAGTTCGTCCGCCTGACCGCCGCCCGCTGCCGAGGTGTCAAAATCCCGGTGGCGCTCGATCAGTTCGGCCTTCGCATAGAGCGCGATGGCGCGGTGGTAGCGGATCAGCTGCACGCTTTTCCCGTCCAGCTGGGGCGCGGGAACGGCGGCCAGCGTGGCATGGCCTGCGGCGATGGAAGCCGCGGCGAATGCGCGCAGGTCGATTTCCACGGTCATGATCGCGCCAAGGATGGCGGCGCGCAGGCGGGCGGGCGTGATGTTGGTCGGGATCCTCGCGGCCTCCCGGACAGCCGCCGGGGCAATGTTCGGGAAGAATCCGTCGTTGACGACGTCGGTTTCTTCCGCCGGGGGCTGTTCGATCTCAGACGCGGAAGGGCGGGCGACGAAGGTCATGGCAATACCGCTTCAAAAAACAGGAGGATCCAGACGGTGGGAATCGCAGCGAGAAGGCCGCCCATTGCGCAGGCGGCAATGCGCTCGCGAACCGTCATGCCATCGCGATCTGGGCGAGGCCGGAACCGGCATAGACGAAGGCGAGGACGCCGAGGCCCGCCAGACCCCAGCAGAGCCATGCGAAGCGCGCGATGGTGGAGGGGCGCGCTTCCAAGCCCATGACAAAGCGGAAAGTGATGCCGAAGGCGACCATGATGCCGCCGATCGCCATGATGATCAGCAGAAGGACGGCCTTGATGATCAGCCAAGCGAGAGCGAGCATTGATGATTCCTCCGATTTCGGCCCACCGGCTTACAGGGGTGAGGATCGGGGCAGAGTGCGGCCCTACGGCTCGAAAGCCTCCCGCATCGCGCGATCCGCCCCTGAGCGCCGGGGGCGAGCCTGTCAGGCGGCGGTCCCGCCCTGTTCGTTGTTGGGTGCGGACGCGGCGGCTATGGCCGCCAGCAGCTTGTTCGCCCGCTTGATCTTGTCCTTGACGCCGATCCGGTCATGCAGGCGCTGGGCTTCGGTCATGGTCGCCAGCGCGGCTTCCAGCGCGGGCTTGCCTTCATCCGCCGCCAGATCTTCGGCGGCGGCCAGCTGAGCCGTGCCGGTCGCCTTGAGCAGCTTGGCGCGGACCTGATCGTGAATATCGCAGGCGGCGGTCAGTTCACCCACGCGGGCGAGAATTTCGAGCGGGAAATCAGCGCCCGCGCCCTGCGCCTTGTTCGCGGCGTCGGCGATTTCCTCAATAGCGATCGTCGCCGCGTCGCGCTGGTATCGGCTCGGCATAGCGACCTTATGCGCCAGCATGAAGGGCAGCAGGTCGAGGGCTTCGCCATAGGAGGCGACGTCGATCAGCCAGACCATGACCGTCGGGACCACTTCGGCGGCGAGGCCGGTGCCCACGCCAGCATCTGCGCCAACGACCCCGGCGACCCAATCGACATATTCTGGCAGCATTTCGCGCTTAGCGGCGATCTTCATGTCGATCGAACGGATTTCCTTGAGGCGGCGCAGGTCATGCGTCAGCCGAAGGACAATCTGCGCAGCGGCGCGTTCAGCCAGCGAGGCGTTTGACGCCCCTGCTGCCGGGAGAGGCGCAGCAGCAGGGGCGACACCCCCTCCACCAGCAGGTGCAGCCGCTGCGTTGACGATCTGGGCAGCGAGAATGCGATCACGATTGCGACGAGCGAGGCTCATTGACGTGTCCTGTCAGATGGAGGGAATAGCGTTAGGGCCGCGCCGATCAGGCGGGCTTCGGCCCCATGACGATGTTTTCGATCAGGGCGCATTTGCCGTAATCTTCGACCACGAAAGCCTCGTTGACGCTTTCATAGTTGGCGATCTGGGTCAGTTCCGGTTCGTCCTTGACGTAGCGGCGGCGCGATTCCTCCTGCTCGTAGATCGCCAGATTTTTGTAGCTGGTGATGAGCAGGGTCGCGGTCGGGAAGTCGGGAACGCGCTCGGCATAATAGCCGCCGACCTGATTGGCACCGCGCAGGATGATGTCACGCGCCAGCTGCTCGGTCGGGGTGTTGCCCGCCTTGTTGACGATCGGCATCTGCTTGTCGTGGACCAGATCGCGACCGATCATGACGACAAGGTCATCCGCTTCCTGATGCCATTCATCGAGCAGCCCGGCGGCGGCGTCCTTCACCAGCGCGTCGAGATTGACATAGTCGCGCTTGGTCGCGTCGTCGGTGTCGGCGACATAGATCGCCTTGCCCGCGCCCGACAGCGCGCCGTCGTCCAGCACGCGCTCCGGCGCATACTGGCGGATCTTGTGCAGCCAGCCTTTGTTGACGTCCTGAAGGCGCGGATTGGCGACCAGATCGGTGGTGGCGGCGACCGACGTGCCGTGGAAACCGATGGTGATGCGGTCGAGCGCCTGACGCTGCACGATGACGTCACGGACCAGCGTCTGGAATTCGGGCTTGTGGCGCCATGCGTCGAGGCGTTCCCAGCTGATCGCGTGATCGTAAAAGGTCTGCTCGCAACGATAGTTGCCGCCATCGCTGGTGTCGGTCGGATCGGTGGGTGCCCGGCGGGTGCCGCCGCGCGTGTTGACGCGGCCAGCGAGCGGGCGCGTCACGCCGACGCCGACCTTCTGGCCTTCCTGATTGGGCACGGTTTCGAACGAAATCTTCTGGAGGAAGCCGCTGGACTGCTGGATCAGCTGGCTCAGCGTCTGCTGGACGGTGGGGGCGACCGAAAAGCTTTCGGTGGCGAGTTCCACGCCATTGAGGCGAGCGATCTGGCCCAGATAGGCGTTGAACGCGAGACGGGTTTCACGACGCATGTGGGGGTTACTCCAAGGTGTTGAGGCGGGCGGCGGCGAGGATCAGCAGTTGGTCTGGATCGCGTTGGAACCGCCGGTCGCGGGTGCGCGCGAAAAGCCGGTCTGTTCGGTCGATTCCAGCTTGGCGACCAGCGCGGCGAAATCGCCCTGGATCTTGGTCACTGCATCATTGGCGGGCTTCACGGCGGCGGCGACCTGCTCGGCAATCCCGGCGCTGAAAGCGGCGATGTCGAAGCTGTTGTCATTGGCAGGCTTGGGCTTTTCCTGTTCCTGCGCCTTGGGCTTGTCGTCGCTGCCGCCGGTGAACTTGGCGGCAAGGCTCGCGAAGCCGGAGACGATGGCGGCGGCGATGCCGGTGCCGTCCACCGGTGCTTCCTCCAGTTCGATTTCCACCGCCTCGAAGGCTTCGGAAAACAGATTGTTGGGCGAGGATTTGCGGGCGTCGAACATCGGCTTGAGCGCGGAAAAATTAAACGCTTCGGTGCCGAGGGAGGCAGGATTGTCGGTCAGGCCGAGGCCGACCAGTCCAACCTTACCGGTGCCCGCGAAGTCGGGCGCGATTTCGACCGATGGGAAGGGCTTCTGGCCCTTGGCGCGCATGGCGATCAGCTGATCATTGGGCTCGACCTGCACATAGAGGGCGCGGCGGCGAACGGTCTGGCCGTCGATCGTCAGTTCGTCGGTCTGGGCCTTGACCGCGACAACATCGCCATAGCCGTTGAACGGCGGTTCGGGGCTGTAGCCCTTGATATGTTCGATATTGATGCGCGGCGTGTAGGTTTCCGCGTTGAAGGTGGCGACGATGTCGTCAATCCACGACGCCTCGATCTTGCGACCGTCGCTGGCGGTGAAGCCTTCTACGAAAGCGCGGAAAAATTTGCTCTTTGCCATGGTCGGTTCCGGTTCCCTTGATTGCTGGCGGCGCGGCTAGGCGTTGACGGGACCAGAAAAAGGGGCGTTGGGCTGACATGCTCAAGCCCCTGCATTTGGACAGGCGGCTATCCAAATAGACGCCAATGATCAGGGGCTTGGGCGCGGGGCATGGTCCGCCCCGATGACCACGCAATCCCCCCAGCCCGGCGCGCCCAGCGTCATGTGGCAGTTCGATCCGCGCCGCCATGCCCGCAGCCTCTATTGGCGCGGATATGGCGTGACGCAGATCGCGGAGGAGTTCGCGCTGCATGGCATCGTCGGGGACAGGGGCGGATCGATCCCGCGCGCGACGATCGAGGCGTGGAAACAGCGCGACCGCTGGGATGACGCCCCGTCAATCCGCAAGATCGAGGATTCCCTTGAGATCAAGCTGATGCAGCTGATCCATAAGGAGAAAAAGACCGGCGGCGACTATGTCGAAATGGACGCCCTGTCCCGGCAGATCGAAACGCTCGCCAAGGTCCGCCGCTATGAGGCTCCCGGCGGCCATGCGGGCGATCTCAACGACAATGTGGCGAACCGCAATGCGGGGCCGCGCAAGAAGGCGAAGAAGAACCATTTCACCGCTGAGCAGGCGGCAGAACTCAAGCGCATCTTCCTCGACGGCCTGTATGATTATCAGCATCGCTGGTGGCAGGCGAAGGATCAGCGCACCCGCATGATCCTCAAGTCGCGCCAGATCGGCGCGACCTATTATTTTGCCTTCGAAGCGTTGATCGATGCGATCGAGACGGGGCGTAACCAGATCTTCCTGTCGGCATCAAAAGCCCAGGCGCATCAGTTCCGATCCTATATCGTCAGCTTCGCCAAGCTGGTCGGCGTCACGCTAACCGGCGACCCAATGCTCATCACGTCGGATCTGCGGCCAGCGGAGGAAGCGGCGGCGGAACTGCATTTCCTTGGCACCAACTTCCGCACGGCGCAGGGCCGCCACGGCAATTTCTATTTTGACGAATTCTTCTGGGTCCATTCGTTCGAGGAATTGAACAAGGTCGCCTCTGGCATGGCGACGCACAAGAAGTGGCGGAAAACCTACTTCTCCACGCCGTCCAGCGTCGCGCATCCGGCCCATCCCTATTGGACCGGCGATAGGCGCAACCGGCGGCGCAAGAAGGAAGATCGGATCAAGATCGACGTCAGCCATGCCGCGCTGGCGATCGGCAGCGTCGGCCCTGACCGGATATGGCGGAACATCGTCAACATCCGCGATGCGGAGGCGGGCGGGTGCGACCTATTCGACATTGAGGAACTGGAGGACGAATACGCGCCCGACGAGTTCGCCAATCTGTTCATGTGTGACTTCGTGGACGACAGCATGTCGGCCTTCAAATTCAACGACATGATCGCCTGCGGCTGCGACAGCCTGATCGAGTGGCCCGACTTCAATCCCGAAGCGGCGCGACCCTATGGCAATCGATCGGTCTGGGCAGGCTATGACCCGCAGGAAAGCGAGAATGGCGATAATGCCGCGCTGGTCATCGCCGCACCACCGCTGATCGAGGGCGGCAAGTTCCGCATCCTTGAGCGTCACCAGCTGCGCGGTCTCGATTTCGAGCAGCAGGCCGAATTCATCAAGGCGGTGCTGAGCCGCTATACCTGCTCCTATCTGGGCATCGACGCCAAGGGCGTGGGCGCGGGCGTCTATCAGCTGCTCGCCAAGCCGGGCGCGCTGCCGGGCAGTGCCGTCGCCAAGATCGAATATTCGCTCGAACTCAAGGCGCAGATGATCATGAAGGCGCAGAACGTCATCCGCCGGGGCCGCCTCGCCTTCGACAGCGGCCTGCTCGATCTCGTTTCGGCCTTCGTCTCGATCAAGAAGACGCTGACCACCAGCGGACGCAACATCACGTTCAAGGCGGGACGCGGCGGCAATGACGGCCACGCGGATCTCGCCTGGGCAACCATGCACATCCTCATGAATGAACCGCTCGACGGCAAGGAAGCGCCAAAGGGCAAGCTGGAGATTTTCGAATGAGCAAGCGCGCACGCCGTATGAACCGCCGGGAATCGGCAGCGCCGCCGCAGGGCGCGATCGTCGCGGCCAATGACAACCGCTCGCGCTCGATCGAGGCGTTCACCTTCGGGGATCCTGAGCCGGTGCTGAGCCGGGCCACCCTGCTCGACATGCTGGAGTGCTGGCACAATCATCGCTGGTATGAGCCGCCTATCTCGCTGGACGGCCTTGCCCGCGCGTTTCGTGCGTCGCCGCACCATTCGAGCGCGATCATCCTCAAGCGCAACATGCTCGCGGCCAGCCTTGAGCCGACGCCGTGGCTGTCGCGGAAGGCATTCGCGGGATTGGTGCAGGACTATCTGGTGATGGGGAACGCCTATGTGCAGGGGGTGCGGAACCGGCTCGGCGGTGTGATGCGGCTCGATCACTGCCTCGCGAAATATACGCGGCGCGGTGTCGAGCCGGGCCGCTTCTGGTGGGTGCCTGGGCAAAGGACGGAAAGCGAGTTCGATCCGGGCACCGTCCACCAGCTGATCGCGCCCGACGTCAATCAGGAGATCTATGGCATCCCCGAATATCTGTCGGCGCTCCAGTCGGCCCTGCTCAATGAGAATGCCACGCTGTTCCGCCGCCGCTATTTCGAGAACGGGAGCCACGCGGGCTATATCCTCTATGCGACCGGCGAATTCGCCGATGGTGACGTGGATGGGATGCGCGACGCGCTCAGGAAGTCGAAGGGGCCGGGGAACTTCCGCAATCTGTTCGTCCACTCGCCCAACGGGAAAGAGAACGGGATCAAGCTGCTGCCCATCGCGCAGGTCGGGGCGAACGACGAATTCCTTGGGATCAAGAATACGACGCGGGACGACGTGCTGGCCGCGCATCGGGTGCCGCCCCAGCTGCTCGGCATCATCCCGGCGAACGCGGGCGGCTTCGGCGATCCGGCCAAGGCGCTCGACAGCTTCTTTGAACTGGAGATCGGGCCGTTGCAGTCCGTGTTCCTCGAACTCAACGACCAGCTGGGCTTCGAAGCGGTCCAGTTCCGTGAGCGGGTGAAAGCTGCATAGCCGCCCGCCCATCGCATCTTCCAACCGCAAAGGGAGTTTTGCCCTCATGAACTATTTTCAGCACGCTATCATGGCGTTGGTCGCGCAGGCGGCTATCGGTCTGTTGACCGGCAACTGGTGGGCCGGGGCCGCGCTGGCGTCCGCCTATTTCATCGGGCGCGAGGTCGATCAGGCGGAATATCGGTGGATCGAGCAGTATGGTAACGGGCGACGCGCCAACATGCCATGGTGGGGCCGGTTCGACCTGCGGGTCTGGCCGAAGCTGGACCAATGGGTGGATTGGATCGCGCCGCTTGCGGTGACATGCGCGGTGGCGCTGCTGATCAAGGGCGGCTGATCATGTCGCACTGATCGCCGGTCCTCCGGCAGCATGTGAGGCGGTCCGGTTTCGGGCCGCCTTTTTTCATGCCCGGCGCAGATCGTCCGCCGCGCAAGAATATTACGCGGCCTGCCACGGTTCCGAAGGGCTGGACCGGGGCGGCGAGGCCCGCGGATCGGCGCGAGGCCCAGCAGCCGGGGGCCGGGGCCGGGGGTGCCCCCCTGCCACCCCTCAAAACGCGCTTTTCCCCCCGCCTCGCCCGCGCACTTTTCATGTCCCTTTTGATGCACCATCGACACCCCCCGGAAAGCCGCCTAGATCCTTGGCCGGTTGCCGATCATGAGGCGGCCTGCGCTGATGCGTTTTGATGCACCCAGAGCGCCCTATTCGGGCCGGTGCGACATCCCCGAAAAACCATGCGCGTTCGCCGTTGAAGGCGGAAGGGGTCGGGAAAAAGGTAATCTCACCAATATGTTCCGGTCATCCGCTAAAAAATGGCGGATTTCTGCGGCTTGTGGGGTTGCTCCTTCCCTATAATTTTCTGCAATCTCTGAGGGGGTAAAACTATAATCCCATTGAAAACTAAGCCTTTTTTCTGGCCGTCAAATCACTCTCAAAAGGTATAATCTGGTTATAGAAATATTATAGGTAATGTTACATGTAAGCCATTGAATTTACAGCCATGTTATAGAGATTACCTTTTTCCCGCCCCCTCCCGGCTTACTAAGTGGCCGGTCACCTTAATATAAAAGGGGTGGCATTTCATCGCTCTAGCGCTACCGTTCGTCTCATGTGGACGGGCGTCACTAAAAGGTTTCGAGACTTTCATCTCTCTTTGCAGCTGACCGTTGCAGAGGTCGATGATGGCACGGGCAAGCAGCTGGGCGTGCGTCAGTGTTTGGAGCGTGCATACTGGGGTCCGACTTCGGAAAGCCCCCCTGGCTTCATGGTAGGATCATGGGGGAAGGGAACCGCCATCCGTCCTCCAAATGACATTGACGTATTCATGCAACTGCCGCTCGACGTTTACCATCGCTTCGACGGATATGTCGGGAACGGGCAGTCAGCCCTCCTTCAAGAAGTCAAAGGGCATCTCGAGAATACATACGGTCAGACCCGCATGCGCGGAGACGGACAGGTCGTCGTCGTCGGCTTTAACTCGGTCACGATCGAGGTCGTCCCGGTCTTCCGATATGATGACAATCGTTGGTTGATGCCTGATACAAACAATGGAGGGCGCTGGAAGACCGCCAACCCCTCCGCAGAATTCCGTATGCTAAATTCGGCAGATGCGGCTTCCCGTTCAAACGCGCGGCCCTTGATCCAAATAATGAAGGCATGGAAATTTCACTGCTCTGTGCCTATAAAATCCTTCGTCATGGAAATCTTGGTAGCCGAATTTATTACGGACTATCAGTTCCGGGATCAGGATTATTTTTATTATGACTGGTTTGTGCGGGATTTCTTGGAATTTCTGCTGAACAAGCGGAACAGCTTTGTTTGGGCCCCGAACTCGGCAGATCTCTACGACGTCGGCGATGAGTGGGTGAGCAGGGCGCAAACAGCATACGACCGAGCCAAGAAGGCCTGCGATTTCGAACGGGAGGACATGGTGGTATCTGCGGGAGACGAGTGGCAGAAGATCTTTGGCGCAAGGATACCCTTGCTGCCATGATGGACGAGCGCTTGAAAGCTATCGCAACGGAGGCTCGCCGTCAGGAAGAGTCCTGCCTTTACACATCCACTTGCTTCTTCATCTGGCTTCGGCGCATCAGGCTCACAAACACCTTCTTTATTGTTGCTCCAATCATCTTCGGTGCCCTTGCGGGTTTCTCAGTCCTTAAGGACGCCGCCTCCCCAGTGGTCATCGCTTCGCTAAGCCTGCTGGCAAGCCTTTTCCCTGCTCTCGCCAGTGGTTTGAAGATCCAGACTAGCGTTACGGAAATCGCGTCCAGCGCTGCGTCATTCAAGGCGCTCCAGGACAGATTTCGACAAGTAGCGTTGGTCACCGTACATTCCGGCGCCGATGCGGCTGAGAAGGAACTCCGCGAGCTTATGGATCGGCTCGATGTTGCGCGGTCGGTCAGCATCACCGCGCCAGAGCGCTACTTCAACAAAGCACGGAAGAAGATCGAAGCCGGAGATTATAGCTTCGCAGTCGACAGCGAATGA